CTAGCAGACGGTATAGAGACTGCATGGTTATGGTCTATACAACCAAGGAGGTTTAATATGGCTGGAACACACTTTAAAGGGCCAATTTTATTCTCGGCACAACGTGCTGCTTTAGAGAATTTAAATACAGGAATGTGGCCCGATCAAGTATACTACATGGATGATTTCTATGCAGGTGCACTTGACGAAACTCACAAATGGACAATCGTTAAAGACTCAGGCGCAACTGTTGCAGTATTAGCTGACACAGTAAATGGTGAAGTAGAATTAAGATCTGCTGCTGGTGTTGACAACGATGGTGGATCCATACAAGGTAAGCATGAATTTTTAGCCCTACCTACAACAGCAGGTGACAAATTATATTTTGAAACCAGACTTAAAACAGTAGGCGCAACTTCAACCGACATCTTTGTTGGACTAGGTGAAGTATTCATTACAAACCCTGAGAATATTTTTAATACTAACAATCAAATAGCATTCATCTTGACAGAGGGAACCGGTGGTGTGATTACTGGTAGAACAAAAAGTGGTGGAACCACAACTACTGTTACTTTATCACCTACAGCAGATGTCACTTTAGCAGATGATACTTTTATCACTTTAGGTTTTGTAGCAACAAAAGGCACAACTACTGACAAAGTAGAGTTTTTTGTTAACAGAAAAAAAGTTGGAACTTCTACAACAAACATTCCAACTGCAAATATGAAGCCTCAAGCTGCTAGTATTTCAGGTATTCTTGGTGGAGACGCTATGAATACAAAACTTGATTACATAATGGCTGCAAAAGATAGAGACGTATCATATCCAGGTCAACCAACATAAGGAGTAGATTATGATTAACTATCGCTCGGCTAAAGTAACTGCTACAGGAAATGTAGGCGCAGGACCTGCAAGACTGATTGCAATTAATGCAGTCTGCTCTGGGAGTGCTGGTAATATCCTGTTAAAAGACGGAAGCGGAGGAGATACTAGATTAGATTTAGATACTCCTGCATCAGCCACAGAACAAGTTAATCTTTACATTGGAGATGATGGTATGAGATTTGAAAATGTCATTCATGCTACATTAACTAATGTAACTTCATTAACCTGTATATTTGCATAATGGCAGACAAACAGCCACCTAGAACTAAAAAATATTTCCGCCCCACTAAAGCAGGGGCGGGAATGACTAAAGCTGGGGTTGCTCGTTACAGACGAGAAAACCCCGGTTCTAAATTAAAAACAGCAGTTACAAAAAAGAAAAATTTAACAAAAAAAGAAAAAGCGAGAAGAAAGTCGTTTTGTGCTAGAAGCGCAGGACAAATGAAAAAGTTTCCTAAAGCAGCAAAGGATCCTAACTCAAGATTAAGACAAGCAAGAAAGAGATGGAGATGTTAAATGAAAATATCAGATCAAACAAGTATCTCTATGCCTATGAGAAACTTGTTAAGCATTTTAGGAGCAACAGCAGTTGGTGTGTGGGCATATTTTGGAGTTATTGAAAGATTAAATAATATAGAGACAAGGCAAACATTATTTGAAGAGGATTTAGTTAAGGGTGCTGACCAAACTCCCATAGACCAAGAACAATTTATGTTACTAGAATTTGTATCAGGACAAGTAGAGGGTATGGCAGAAGACTTAGAAAATATGGCTCATAACAAAGTTAATATCATGAGATTACAAGCTGATATGGAAAAAGCATTAGGAGATATAGAAAAATTAAAAGATAAGGTAAGAGCAAATGGTAACTAAAGTTATTATAGCTTTAATTTTATTCTCAGGTGGAACTATGATTGAACATACTGTTACTGATGGTGTTAAAGACTGTCTTGAAAAAAAAAGAATTATAGAACGTAATATGCAATCTGATACAGCAAGAGTATCTTGTGCTAAAGTTGAGGCACAAATAGAAACAATAGAAGGTGTGGAATTTATTAGATCTATGAGTAAGGTAAATTAATGTTTAAAGCCTATTTTTATTTATTGTGCGCCGTTGCGACAATAATATTTATGTTTTTTTCAATACAAAATTCATGGGCAGAAACCAATACCGTGTCGAGCACGGTAGTTAACAATACGCCACCAACAGCAAATGCACCAGTAGTTCCCAATTCAAATTCAGATATATGTAAAGTTGGCATTGGCGGAGCAGTTCAAAATAATGTGTTAGGTATTGCTACAGGCGTTCTTGTAGACGACGAGCTGTGTCAGCTTCTTAAGTTATCTCGCAGCCAGTTCGCCTACGGCATGAAAGTGAGTGCGGTAGCCCTCTTGTGTCAGGACCCTCGTGTTTGGACAAGTATGCAAGATGCAGGGACTCCGTGTCCAGTCAACGGGCTTATTGGCCAAGAGGCGGCTGATTACTGGGCAGAACATCCTCATTTAATTCCAGACGGTAGTAGATACAAAGCGGAATATGTTGAAGCCAATAAACCAGAACCAAAGGAGTTTAGTGATGCGCAAAACGTTGCTATGTTTAAAACTTTTTTCCTTATTACTACTGGCCTCCTCTTATTCTAAGGCAGATTGTTTACCTGACGCTACAGGTAAAAATTTTACAGGTCTTTGCACTCCAGGTGTAACTATTACAGAAGAAGAGAATGTTGTTGTTACTGAAGAGGACAAAGGTACAGAGATAATTACGACCACTACAACGACAACTACGACTACTACTACAACTGTTACTAACGAGGACTCAGGTAATATTCTAGATAGTTCTAATGGTTATGTGACCTCTGCTGATGATGGCAATATGAATATTGATTGGGGTGGGCAAGGTCCCGCTACTATGCCCAGTGGCAACACCTGTGGAGAATTAGGCACTGATAAATGCGCACAGATTACAGGATCTGGTAATAATACCTCCACGATGGGTGTGTCAGGCATGGGAACGACTTTTATAATTAACAATATTGATATATCTGATTTACAAATAGACAAGGGTGGTGAGGTAAGATACTCAATTGAAGTCGAAAAACGAGATGCTCAAGATAGAATATACATGCACATTACAGGACGTAATGGATCTAACACAGTCTTTCAAGGGACTGATATCTTGTCTGAATCTGGTATTGCATCAGGTTACCAATCATACAATGGGTCTTTCGATTTCACTGGTGTTCTAAATAGAATAACTGTTGAAGTAGGTGGACGAGATATCAATCTTGCAATAGGTCCTCTGTTTGATGATGTGACTGTCAACGTTTTTTATAATGTAATTAACACAATCATAACTCAACAAATCACAACCATTGAGGAAATATATTATCTAAATCTGTTTGACTCAGTTGAGTTAGATTTTGTTGAAGAGGTTTTCGAGTACAATGATATATCTGTGAATGATGGTTTTGTAGATTTTGCACCAATTGAACCTGAGCCTGAAGAGGTGACTTATGAAAGTGTGGAACTAGAAATAGATTTTGAAATAAACTTTGACATGGAGTTTGCACCCCCTCCTCCAATGGAAATGCTACCATCACCTGACATGGACATACCAATACCAATTAATATTGAAACGGTTGAAAATGAGATTCAAATGGAGTTAGAGGAGCTACCCCCGCCGGAAATGGTGGCTTCTGTTGAAGAAATGCCAACAACACCTACAGAACCAGAACCTGAAATTATTGAAGTTGAGGACGAAGCTCCTCCTATGGAAGAAATAAAAGAGGAGCCTGAAATGACTGAACCTGAACCCGAGGAGGTATCAGAAGAGACTACCGAAGAATCTCAAGAAGAACCACAGGAATCAGAACCAGAAGAACCACAAACACCGCAAAAAGAAGAAGATCCAGAAGAAACGGTAGAAGAAGAGAAACCATCAGAGCCTAAGGTATCAAAGAAAGAAAAGGCTGCTACCAAAATCGTAAAGAAGATTGATGATAAGGCAAGATATGATGACGCTGCTCAGACTAAAACTTTGATTGTGATGCAAATACTAGGCAACACAAAAACTTTTTTTGACAGTCAGTCTTTTATACAAGATACAAATGTCACTGAGTATTTAAACAAGACAATAGAAGATCAGTATGGTATGTTGTTTAACATGGCACAAGATAATACAATTCAGGAGATGATAGATGCCCAGTATTGAGTATGCTGGGATGAAGGTATCCGGGGGGAAGGTCTTCGCTATTATTACCTTATTGGGTGCACTTGGTTCGGGTGCATGGGCCGTTTTTAATTTTTACTCCGACTATCTTTCAATGAAGGAGAAGATTTTACTTTATACCGAGCCGGATCTCTCTGGATTTGATAAGAAAATATCTTTAATAGAATCAAACACACAAGCAGAAATGGAAATTGTCATACAAAAAGTTGACGGTTTGAAGAGTGAACTAGACATAGTTTTAGAAGAAATAAATCTTATATCGACTGTAAGTAGAGAATTAAAAGACGACCTTAAAACAGACTTGCGTCAAATGGAAGGCGATGTTCGACACATTACTGAAATTGTAAATGACGTGGAAGATAGACAAAAAGAGGATACCAGAGAGATATTTGACGAACTTAAACTGATTGAAGAAAACCTTGACTTACAGATCAATAAGGCTTTAAATAATCCATTAAGCGGAATGTCCGCAAAAGGAACAAAATAGGAGTAAACCATGTGCGATTGTAAAACAGATGAGGATTGTGTATGTCGATTAAGATAGAGATGAAAACAGTCCTGCCTTATGTTGTGCTGATTGCAACAGTCGGCATGACATGGGGTATGTGGTCTGAGCGCTTAAACGCAGTAGAAAAGAAAGCCGATAGTGTTGCACAAATGCAACAAGATATTGCTGTGATAAAATCAAAATTAATACAGATGGATGATAAGATAGCTTGGATAGAAGAGTTTCTTATTAAGACCACTGACTTTTAATGGCAATATCAAGATCACAAATGAGAAAACAAGTTTCTACAGGGGGTAAAAGAAAGTTTAAAAGGGTTGCCAAAACAAAGGGAGGCGTTCCTAAAAAATATGTAAGGGGCGCAAAAAATCCAAAAGCGAGAGAAGCAGAAATTAAACGAACTGCAAAACTATATAGACAAGGCAAACTAACTCCTGCTATGATGGATAAAATTAGCAAACAAAGGAGTAAAGGCTAATGTCAAAATATAAGAGTATACCTGGCGCAAGTAGATTTTCTAAAAGCACTTTAGATAAAGTTTATAAAAGAGGACTAGGAGCTTACTATAGCTCTGGTTCAAGACCAAAAGTTTCATCACATCAATGGGCGATGGGCCGTGTAAAATCTTTTGTTAGTGGTAAAGGTGGAGCAAGAAAAGCTGATAAAGATTTACTAGGGGGTGGTAAAAAGAAAACCACAAAGAAAAAATGAGAAAAGGCTTATACGCAAATATTCACGCTAAAAGAAAACGTGGAGAGAAGATGAGAAAGAAAGGTGAGAAGGGAGCACCAACTGCAGCACAATTTAGAAGAGCAGCTCAAACGGTTAGAAAAAAAAAATAATGCAGCAGCAAGATTTAAGACATAATCAATGGTAGCTAAAGTATCCACCATAAAAAATAAAATTAGAACTGGTAAGAAATTAGGATTTTCAGAAAGGGCAAGAGCAGTCAACAAAGGGTTGTTACCGAGTGTCAAGAAAAAAACAAGCAGAAAAAATAAAGCTTGATGTAATTAATTGGTCTAAGACTGTCTTAGAACCGATGAACAAACATATAGGTTTCCCTGCATGTCCTTTTGCAGCTAAATGGAGAAAAGATGGAAAAGTGCGAATAGAAGTTCGCATGGACAAATCTAAGTATGAAAAACAACTAACCACTGTTTTAAAATCTTGGGATAAAAAACAACACGATATAATAATTTATTGTGATCCTTTTTTTGAACAATACGACCCCAATCAGTTTCAAGAAAAAATAGATTTCTACAACAAAACATACAATAGACGAGATGTGTATTTTATGGGTTTTCATCCTGAAACTCCCGCTGACCCTCAAGATCAAGAATTTTTATGCGACCCTACAGATGCACCAGTGACACACGGAGAGTTGGAATACTCTATGATGCTGATACAAAAATTTAAACAACTGTATGATGCAAGTTGCAAACTACATAAGATAGGGTATTATAAGAAATGGCCTAAGGAATACTACAATGAGGTAGTAGCCGAGAGGCAACATACGTATGAAAAAATAAACAAAAAGAGGTGACCAAAATGAAAAAGTCTAACTTGCAAAGAACTTTTCCTAAGCCAGAGGCAGCAAGGGGCAAAAAAATAAAAGGCTCGGGCATATTTAAAGAGAAGGAAGAGGAAAAAGCAACCAAAAAGAAGGGCGGTGGAATGATGATGAAGAAGAAACAAGTAATCAAAAAAAGAGGCGGAGGCATGGCTAAGAAAAAACAAGTCATGAAGAAGCGTGGTGGTGGAATGGCAGCCAAGAAGATGATGATGGGCGGTGCAGTTTCACCAAGAAAAGCTATGGCCATGGGAATGATGGATGGCGGAATGGCTAAAAAGAAACAAGTCATGAAAAAACGTGGCGGCGGTATAATGAAAAAACGTGGCGGCGGAATGATGAAAAAGAAATAATCTACTATGGCTACTTCAGGCACAACAGATTTTAATTTAAATATTGACGAGGTTATCGAAGAATCTTTTGAGAGAATCGGTAAACAAGTTAGAACTGGTTATGATTTAAAATCAGCCAGAAGAAGTTTAAATTTATTATTATCCGAATGGGGCAACAGAGGCATCCATCTTTGGAAAGTTGTTAATCACACACAAAACCTGGTAGCCAATAGTACAACCTATACTGCTCCTGCTGACACTAGTGACGTGCTAGAAGCAGTTTTTAGAAATGGTAGCACCGATACGACCATGACTAAAATTTCTAGATCAGAGTATCAAGCCATACCAAATAAAAGTTCTACAGGCACACCAAGTCAATATTATGTTAGAAGAAATTTATCTAACGTTGAAATAAATTTATATTTAACTCCTAATGTAACTGATACACAAATTAATTATTTTTATGTTGCTAGGATTGAGGATGCAGGTGCTTACACAAACACACCTGACGCACCATACAGATTTTTACCTTGTATGGTTTCTGGACTTTCATTTTATTTAGCACAAAAACATAATGCAGGTAGAGTTCAAGAAATGAAACTATACTACGAGGATGAACTACAAAGAGCTTTAACAGAAGACGGGCAGAGAACATCTGTTCATTTAGTGCCACAAAATTTTTTTAGAGGAAGTTAAATATGACTTTTGCAGTTGGAAAAAAATCACAAGCGATTTGTGATCGTTGTGGTTATCAATATGATTATTTAGATTTACAAAAAGAGTGGAATGGACTTCTCGTTTGTCCAGAGTGTTACGAACCAAAACATCCTCAACTAGATCCGCCCTATTCAAAACCAGATCCAGAAGCTTTACAAAATCCTAGACCGGATAGAACAGAGCCTTTAATTGTTGACGTAGGTTTTCCAAACAGCACACCCTTTGATAGTGTTGGGATGCAGCCCTCACCTATTAGAGATGACTTGATAATGTCCTCAGCACTTGGTAATGTGACAGTGGTGATATCATGAATTATTCTGAATTATTAGATAATGTAAGAAACTATACAGAGGTTACATCTGATGTTTTAACAAACACAGTTATAAATGTTTTTATTACAAATACAGAAAATAAAGTTTCAAGAGAGGTTGATAGTGATGACCAAAGAAGATATGCAACAACAACCTTTGAAGCCAATAACGCTTTTTTAGATGTCAGTGGTCCTGAGGGCGGATTTAAGTTTGCTAGAGGATTACAATTAGTTGAAACTGACGGAACTAGAACTTGGTTACAACAAAGAGATACAACTTTTATAGATGAGTATATTCCAGAAAGATCAACTACTGATATTAACTTTACAGGAAAGCCAAAGTATTGGGCTAACTGGGATGCAACACAATTAGTGGTGGCTCCTACTCCAAACGCAGCTTACACAGTAGAAATGTGGTACAACGAAACCCCACAAAGATTAGGAAACGGTTCTGGATCTACAACCACTACAACATTTTTATCCAACAATGCCTCGGAGGTATTGTTGTATGGAACGCTGTCTGAAGCATTTTCATACTTGAAAAATGACAAAGATATGCAATTATACACACAGAAGTTCCAACAAGCTCTTCAGCTTTTTGCACAAGAGCAGATGGGACGTAAACGTAGGGATGAGTACAGTGATGGTGTATTACGACTCCCCCTAAGATCAGTAGACCCAGGAGGTAGTTAAAAATGGCAATAAACCAAGCAGTCTGTGCTTCCTTTAAACAGGAGTTATTGGCAGGGGATCACGATATTGATAACGATACAATTAATCTTGCTCTCTTCACCGACTCTGCAACTTTAAACGGAAACACTACAGCGTTTTCAACAGCTAACGAAGTTGGAAACTCAGGAACATACGCTAGTGGCGGTGCAACTTTAACGAGTGCAACCATTGGCTTAACCAAAACAAGCGCAACAGCATCAACAGCATTTGTTGACTTTGCAAACGTAAGTTTTACTTCAGCAACGATTTCTGCTCAAGCAGCTTTGATCTACAATAGATCATCATCAAATACGAATGCAGCTATTGCAGTTTTAGATTTTGGTAGTGTAAAGACATCAACAAACGGTACATTCACAATCGCATTCCCAACTAACGATGCTTCAAGTGCTATATTAAGATTATCTTAATATAGGAGGTCATTACCATGGCAGATGCTTGGAATGAGGGCACGTGGGGACAAGGATTTTGGGGCCAACAAAGCTCTATAACAGTTACCCTTTCAGGTGTCTCATCTTCATTTGCATTAGGCACTGAATCTGTAGTTGCAGATAGTTTAGTAACTCTAGACTCATTACAAGTTACCTCAGCGTTAGGCACGGCAGTTGCCTCGCAAGAATCTGTTTTTCCCTTAACAGGTGTTTCATTCGAAACACAATTATCAGGTGTAACAGTAGGTGAAGGCGCAGGAGTAGTCCTTGGCAGCTTGTCCATGACATTCGCTGCGGGAGATGAATCTGCTTCAGGGACAGTCGATGCAGGTTGGGGTAGAAATACCTGGGGATCTTTTGCATGGAATGAAAACATAACACAAGAAGTTAGTGTTACAGGCGTTGCGATGTCAACGTCTCTTGGCACGACAACACAATCAGTAGGTACAGGTATAATCGTATCTGCCACAGGTCTAGGCATGACAAGTGCTTTAGGCACAACATCACAAACAGGAACAGCAGTACAAACACTCGGTAGTTTAACGATAGGAGCCGCTTTATCAGGCGCATCAGGTATTACTGGTGAAGGTAATGTAGGAGTTATAGCTCCTTCAGATCAACTTGATTTTAGTATTGGTTCAGTTACCATTGACATCTTTACTCAAGTAGACCCAACTGCAGTTACAATGACATCTGCTTTAGGCACAGTTGTTGCTGAAGCAGACGCCTTAGTAACACTAGGTAGTTTGTCTAGCACTTTTGCGTTGGGCACGGAAACTGTAGAGGTTGGCACAGGTGTAATAGTTAGTGTTTCAACAGTGGCCTTAACATTTGCTGAGGGCACGGAAACAGCAACGGGTGGTGCTATCGTTGATCTTACAGGATTAAGTATGGCAACTGTCTTAGGAGATACATTTGAAACTCCTTGGGCGAATGTGGTAACAGGAGCAAGTAATACTTGGACAGAGGTGAACGCAGCATAAAAAAAGTGTTGCTAGGATATTAAAAAAAGATATATTTTACGGAGGTAAAAAATGAGCAGTACATATTCAGATAGACTCAAATTAGAACTCATGGCTACTGGCGCCAACGCCAATACATGGGGTACTAATACAAATAACAACTTAGAGGTTTTAGATGCTTTTGCAGCGGGATATTTATCAAAATCTGTTGCGGGATCATCTAATATTACACTTACTACTGCTAATGCATCAGATACTGCAGAGTCTTCAAACAAAACAATTGAATTAACAGGTGCTTTAACAGGCGATATCGTGGTATTTATACCTGCCGTTGAAAGCGAATATAACTTTTTTAATAATACTTCTGGTTCTCAAACTTTAACTATCGCAGCAACAGGCCATACAGCTAATGGTATTGCTATTGCACAAGGTGCAAAGACAACAGTATTTTGTGATGGTTCATCAAACTTTAATGTAGAAATAATTTCATCCACAGATGCAGGAGCCTTAGGGTCTGGTACTTTACCTGACGGTAGATTTCCTGCAACTTTACCTGCAGCTTCTGGTGCTAATTTAACATCATTAAATGCTTCTAATCTTGGATCAGGCACAGTTCCAGATGCAAGATTTCCTGCAACACTTCCCGCAGCAGATGGATCTGCTCTAACAGCTTTAAATGCAAGTAACATAGCCTCAGGCACAATAGGTGATGCAAGATTACCAACAGTTCCAACTTCAAAAGGTGGAACAGGACTTACATCTATTGGAACTGCAGGACAAGTTTTAACAGTCAACTCTGGTGCAAGCGGATTAGAATTTGCGGCAGCAGCAGGTGGCGGTGGATACAAACTTACAGTTTTTACAAATCCTGGTACTTTTACTAAAGACTCAGACATGAGTTCTCTTAAAGTTACTGCAATAGGCGGCGGTGGAGGGGGATCAACTCCAGCTCCCGAACAAGGCGCAGGCGGCGGCGGCGGCGGAGGAGTTATTGAACGTCTCACTTCATCAGATGTAAGTAATCCTGTTTCAGTGACTGTAGGCACAGGTGGCACTGCACCTGGTGGCACAGGCGCAGCCGGTGGAACATCTAGCTTTGGAACTTTCTGTTCTGCTTCAGGTGGAAGTGGAGCCACAAGAGGCGGTGGAGGAACTGCCGGGCAAGGTGGAAACGGCGGCATTGGATCTGGCGGAAACGTAAATGTCAGAGGAAACACAGGCCTAGACGGAGGACCAAGTGGTATTTTAGGAAGTGGCGGAGATGCAGCTTTTGGTTTTGGCGCTGGTGGAAAAAGAGGAGCAGATAATCAACCTAACGATGGTCAAGCCTTTGGTGGTGGCGGAATGTTTAATGGTAACTCTGGAGCGGCTGGAATAGTTATAGTTGAGGAGTATTTAGGATAATGAAAGCATTAATAGAAACAGCAACAACAATAAGAAGACGAACTGGTTTTGACGGTGATGAATCAATAATGGAAACCATTCCTAATTCTGCTAGGGTGGCTCAAATAGAAGAGAATGAGTTTGATGTTGCACCTCCTCTATTTTGGGTAGATTGTGACAACACAATCACCACAGGTGGTCATTATTATGACACCGTAGACAAAACTTTTAAAGAAATAGTCAACGTTACAAAAGACGAGTCATAGCACACCTCTTGCAATTACAATATATTAGGATAAATTTTCTCTAAGAAATGAAAGAGAAACAATCTTTTTTTGAAGAGAATAAATATGTTTATTTAAGTAATTTTATAGACAAAGAAAATTGCGGAGATTTTGTTACTGAATTTAAAAAATTAGTCGATCAAGGTCTAACTACAAAAGATACTCAATGCCCCCTATCTCATTCTATCGGTCATTGTGTCTTATTTGACAGTCTCTTAGAACAACTCACACCTAGTATAGAGAAAGTAACAGGCAAAAAATTACACCCTACATATGCCTATGCAAGGTGGTACGCACCAGGAGATGAGTTAAAAATTCATAAAGATAGACCTGCTTGTGAAATAAGTGCCACAATAAATTTAGGTTTTGAAGGAGATCAATGGCCTATTTATGTAGGACATCAAAAAAACAAAGAAGATGCAAAACAAATTAACATGAATGTTGGAGATGCAGTTGTTTACAAAGGATGTGAAATATATCATTGGCGAGAAAAATATGTTGAAGGTAAGTGGCAAGCACAAGTTTTTATTCATTATGTTGATGCTGAGGGGCCTAATGCTGAATGGAAGTATGATAAAAGAGAAAAATTAGCTCATCATGATGATCCAGAGAATTACAGATTTAATTATATTTCGCAAACTAAAAAAAATGCATTATCAAAAAAAAGTTGTGAGGCTATAATTAATTCTTTAAATGATAACAAAGAACACTTACAAGATGCTTTGTTAGTTGGCATGGTTTTAGATAAAGAAATAAGAGACAGTAAAAAAATACTATTACCACCAGATCAAGGGATAGGTGCCACATTAGCAGGAATAGGTTTAGCGGCAAACTATAAAGTTTGGAAATACAATATAAATCACAGCGATCAATCTGAATATTTACAGTATGGCCCTGCTGGACATTTTTCAGAGCACATTGACACTATTTTTAACACAGAAGCAGAAAGAAAGTTAACTATCATTCTTTTCTTAAATGATGATTATGAGGGTGGTCGTTTATATATCAAAGCTGGTAAAGATAAAATTTATCCTCCACAAGAACTTGGTGATGTTTTAGTTTTTCCTTCTTTTTTATTACATTGTGTTGAGCCTGTTATATCAGGAACAAGAAGAACAATAGTATCGTGGTTAAGGGGGCCAAGTTTCAAATAATGGGAGAGAGATATTATTTCAAAAATTTAGGGTACGTAATGGATGATGTGCCTGAAGAATTGTTAATTAAACTAAAAAAAATAGTAAATGAAAAAAATCTTGATAAACATAATAAAGACTTAGCGGGTAACATAGAAAAAGAATATTTAATACCAAAAGCATTAGGATATTTTGAACAGTACATAATGAGTTTATGTAAAGCATATGACGAAGAATTTAATTACATAAATTCAATAGATGTAAATAAAAATAGACATCCTTTTTTTCTTGACCAAATGTGGGTTAACTTTCAAAAAAAACATGAGTTTAATCCCATACATACACACACAGGAGTTTTTTCTTTTGTCATATGGCTTCAGGTGCCTTATACAAAAGAACAAGAGCAAGAAAATTCACCTGGAAAACACGGTAACACAAATGTGCCTGGGTGTTTCTCATTTCATTACACTAATGCTCTTGGAGAAATAAATAATGAAATAATTCATGCTGATAAATCATATGAGGGTAAAATATGTCTATTTCCGTCTAAACTTCGTCATTCGGTTAGTCCCTTTTTTAGCTCAGATGATTATCGTATTAGTGTTTCAGGAAATATAATGATAGAGGTATAGAATGATAGAAAAACAATTAATTGATAAATTACAAAATTTAGCTGTTAATCTTACAGAAGATAATATGTTAGAAAGATTGTTAGACAGCAAACGTTGGCCAAAACAATATTTATCTGGGCAACCTAGTGTAGAAGCTATTTTAGAAGACGGCACAAAACATCAAGAATTTTTCGGAGATGATGGATATTTGCTTTCAGAAAAGTGTATCGAGTGTTATGAGGAAGGGCATACTTTAATTCTCTCTGCCGTTGGTGGCATATCAAAAGATGTTTGGATAATACAACAATTACTTAATACACAATTTCAAACAGATATAAATATCAACATTTACATGGGTAATGGTAAAAAATCTATTTCTTTTGGTAAACATCAACATGATTACGCTGTAATCGTTAAGAATATTTATGGAGAGTCTACGTGGATGATTGATAATGCGGAACAAAAATTAAAAGATCAGGACGTAATCTGGTTTGACAAAAATATTAACCATCAAGTATTAGAAATACAAAGCCCAAAATTATCTCTTACTTGTAATATAGACTTACAAAAAGATGATTAATCCAGAAGAAATAAGAAATAAAAATTTTAAAATATTTTTAGGAATGCCTATGTATGGGGGTTTATTAACAGAACCCACCTTACATGGATTGTTAGAACTTCAAAGTTGGACTGCACAATCTGGTGTTAACATGAGAATACAAACTATGGGAAATGAAAGTTTAATAACTAGAGCTAGGAATACTCTTGTATCTATGATGTTGGATCAAACAGATTTTGCAGCTAGTCATCTTTTATTTATTGATGCAGACATAGGGTTTCACTGGCAAAATGTTCAAAGACTAATTTGTGCGGACAAAGATGTTGTGTGTGGAGTTTATCCTAGAAAACACATACATCTTGAAAAGATAAAAGGTATTTTAGAAGAGGATCCAGAAATTAGTTTGGAGGATATGGAAGCTAAATCTTTAGGGTACAATGTAAACTTTGATGATCCTAAAAATGTTTCGGGAGAGCATGGATATTTTAGAGTTAATGAAGCAGCTACCGGGATGATGTTAGTTAAGAGAGAGGTATTTACAACTATGATGAAAAAGTTTCCCGAAAGAAAATATGAAACAGATCAGATAGTAAATGGTTTACATTACAGATCAGACAATTGTTATGATTTATTCGCTGTTGGCCCTTATATGACCGCAGGGCAAAAAAGATATTTATCTGAAGACTATTATTTCTCTAGATTATGGCAAGAATGTGGTGGAGAGATTTGGGCAGATTTAGCTAGTCCATTAACGCATTTTGGCAATAGAGCGTATAGAGGACATGTAGGGTCTTTGGTTGCTAAAAAAGACTAATTTATATATATTCACATCATGCCCCTAATAAATTTTAGACCAGCTCCCGGTATAAATAAGGAAGTTACTGACTATACAGGTCAAGGTAAATGGACTGATGGAGATATGGTTCGTTTTTTTCAAGGGTCTGCTCAAAAAATTAAAGGTTGGGAGAGGTTTGTTTCAACAACTTTAGTTGGAGTTGCAAGAGATCAACATGCATGGGTGGCACTTGATGGAACAAGGTATGATGCTTTTGGCACAGATAGAAAACTTTACGTTCATGAGGAAGGTAGAGTTTATGATATTACCCCTATAAGAGAAACTCAGGCACTTACCAATCCCTTTACAACAAACGCCACCACATCAGTTGTGGTTACAGATACCTCACATGGCGCTGCAAAAGGAGACTTTGTTACTTTTGATTCTTTCTCTGCCATAGACGGGCTTGATATGAATAAAGAGTTTGAGATAACTTCTATTGCTAATAGTGATGCATATGTTGTTACAACCACGGCTGCCGCATCAGGATCAACATCTGGAGGAGGAGGGACAGGTAACGCAAAATATCAAATAAATGTTGGGCCATCTCTATCTACTTCAGCTTTTGGTTGGGGCACAGATACGTGGGGTTCAGGCACATGGGGCACACCATCAAGCACTTCAAATGTAACTCTAGAGGCTAGACAATGGTCACTAGATAATTTTGGACAAAAACTTATTGCAGTGGTTTTAAATGGTGGAGCATTTGAATGGAGTCCTGATTCAGGTGTATCGACAAGAGCGACTGCTATTACAAACGCACCTACTAAATCTAGATTAGGTTTAGTTTCCACCCCAGATAGACACTTGATTTTTTTTGGCACACAAACAACCATTGGATCTGATCCCCAAGATGATTTGTTATTAAGATTTTCAAATCAAGAGGACATTAATACGTATCAACCAACTGCAGAGAACACTGCGGGCTCACTGCGTATTGCCGACGGATCACGGATCGTGGCAGCAGAGCGATCAAGAGGACAAATACTTGTTTGGACAGATACATCTTTACATAGTTTACAATTCATAGGTCCACCATTTACTTTTGGTTTAAGACAGTTAGGTCAAAACTGTGGAATTATAGGAAGTCATGCGGGTGTGGATATAAATGGTGTGTCTTATTGGATGTCACAAGATTCTTTTTTCTTATTCGATGGTACCGTAAAAAAACTACCTTGCACTGTGGAACAATTTATATTTAATAATATTAACATAACAGGATCAGAGAATGCTTTTGCTGGTCACAATGGTGAGTTCAACGAGATCATGTGGTTTTATCCAAGAACAGGCTCCGATCAAATTAACGCAATAGTGGCTTACAATTATTTAGAGGGCACTTGGTGGACTGGCACTTTATCTAGAACAACATGGATAGACAGAGAAGTTTATGACAACCCAATAGCAACTGAGTTTGATCCAACGGCAACCGCTAATAATGAGGTAATTGTTGGACTGACTGCAGGAGCATCTTCAGTGTTTTTACATGAACAAGGAAACAATGGTGACGGTCAGGCTATTACTGCCTTTGTTAAATCTGGTGTAGTGCAGATAGGAGAGGGTAATGAGTTTTCTTTTGTTTCCAAATTAATTCCAGATATTGAAGATCAAGAAGGCACATTGAATGCTAAGTTAGAGTTTAAAAATTATCCAAATAATAGCACGAGTGTAACTAAAACAGTAACGTTTCAAGATAATACAGATTTTGTTAGTCTTCGTGGTAGAGGCAGAGAGTTTACAGTCAACGTGGTTTCTAACACAACAGGAACAGCATGGAGACTAGGAACGCAAAGATTTGACATACAACCCGACGGTAGAAGATAATGGCTAAACTAAGTTTAACAAGATTTCCAGATCCAAGAGAAGACTATCAAAGAGAACAACAGGCTGAACTAATTAGACAACTTGAAGAATTGGTTCAACAATTAAATACGCAATACACACAAGATACTCAAGAGGAGTCAACTCGCCGAAGTTGGTTTTTTTCAAATGGCTGATGTTTTTAAAAGATTTATAACAAATGTGACAACCACAGATTTAACAACAGTGTTCACAGTGCCAACTGCTAATGTGGCTACCACGCCTCCAATACCTGTTTCAACATTTATAGTCAAAACAATTAATGTGCATAACTATGACGGGTCAGCAGCCGTAACTGTAAATGTTGACCATAATAATGGCAGTGCAGATTTTCAGATATTTCAAGTTGATGTGGCGGCTTCAAACACGAACACCATAAGCACTAGCATGGTTTATCAAGAAGGGGATGCTATGAAAGTACAAGCAAACGCTGCCTCAAGAGCCATGGTTGAGGTTTCAGTATTAGAGGTAAAACAACAACAGTAATGTATTTAATAGCGAATCTTCCTGAGGATGTTAATAAAAAATTAGACGAAGTTATAAACAAAAAACATACAGAAAGAGCAAATCAAGATCTTGCAGGTAATATTCAAAACGAGTTTATGTTACCAGAGGGTAAGCCTATAGTATGGCCTCTAATAAGCACTTGTATACAAGAGCATTTTAAAAAGTTTCCAAACTATTATGGAAGAATTAGTGGTATGCACACTACAAAAAAATTCAACTTACAACTTCATCATTTATGGGTTAATTATCAAAAAAAATATGAATTTAATCCAATGCATATTCATGATGGTTTATTTAGCTTTGTTATATGGCATAAAGTTCCGTATAAAATTGAAGACGAAAGAGCAAGATTCCCACACATGAAACAAGATGAAATAAGGGCAGGACATTTTGCTTTTTTAACGACAAACGAATTAGGTCAAATAGTGAGTATAGAGATACCAGCCGACAAAACTTGGGAGGGTAAGATGGCTTTGTTTCCCGCTAATCTAAATCACTTAGTTTATCCTTTTTATACATCAGATGAATATAGAATATCAATATCTGGTAACGTGGGATTTCAATAAATAAAACCTGTTGATTTAGTATCTTTTCGCCTATAGAACTATATTATGGCGAAAATTATAGATGAACCCGTTCTATTACGTCATGACATAATAGACGGTAAAGAAGTCCCTGTATATAGTGCAAAAGTAGAAACAACAGTTACTAACACTAAGACAGGGCAAGAGTATAATTCACATGAGGAGTGTCAGGCAGATATTGACAATCCTGAAACAGAAACAACAGAGGCGGACATTAGAAGAGATGTCAATGTAATAGCACCTAATTTATTTAGTGGTGCAGCTACAGGCGAGGAGTAAAATGTTTAAAAAGATCCTACCCGCAGTAACAGGAGCGATAGGTTTTGCAATAGGTGGACCTATGGGCGCTTCTATTGGTGCAGGTTTAGGATCAGCGATTAGAGGAGACAACCCTGCAAATATAGCTACATCAGCATTAATGGGTTATGGCCTAGGAAGTTTTGGTCAAAGTGCAGGGCTATTTGGAGCGGCTCCCTCAAAGTTTGGAGCAACAGCAGTTCCTGCAAAAATTAAGGCTGCAAAAGATGTGGCAGAATTAAAAGCTGCGTTAGGTGGTGCACCAACTTCACTAGCACAAAAAACTGCTGCTCAAGCTTTAGCCAAACCAGGACTAGGCGCACAAGCTTTACAATTTGCAAAACAAAATAAATTATTAACAGGTGCGTTAGGCCTTGGAGCTTTAGGAGCTTTAGGAGCATTTGATGAAGAGGAAAAGGCAACTAGTGTCCCTCCTCCACCAGAGGCAGGAAGTAGAGGTATGTTAGATATCGCTCCCCCTCGAGCAGTTTTTTTTGATACTGCAACTGGACAGTACGGAGCATCTTCTCCAACACTACGACCAATAGCACAGGTTGCTGAGGGAGGATTCCCTCGTAAGACTGGTCAGATTTCTGGTCCCGGCACAGAAAAGTCTGATGACATTCCTGCCATGTTAAGTGACGGAGAGTTTGTAATGACTGCGAAAGCAGTTAGAGGATTAGGTGCATTGAATGGTGCAGATAAAGATGATAAGTTAGAACAGCGTCGCAAAGGTGCTAAGATGATGTATGAAATGATGGATAAATTTGAAAAGAGAGTAGCGTAATGGTTCAAGAAGTAGTTCAATTTGCAAGACAAGCCCCTTTCATCGAAGATAGAGTAGAAAAATTATTAGCTTCAGTTTTTGGCATACCTCAAGTGGGACAGCCAGGAGATCCAAATTTCCAAGAGGCACAACCAGGATTAGCTGGAAGAGCAACCACCATTCCTGCTTTTGAAGTTGCAGGATTATCCCCACAACAACAAGCTGCTATACAAAGAGCAGAAGCTGGTCTTGGGGCATATCAACCTTTCTTAGACGCCGCTGGAACCACCATCGGTGCAGGTCTTGGAGCTTTGACTGCAGCGCAACAGACTTTAGATCCAAATCAGATTTCAACTTTTATGGATCCTTTTCAACAACAAGTAACACAAGAAGCGTTAAAAGAATTAGATAGGCAGGCAGCTATTCAAGGACAACGAACCGCTGCAGAGGCAGTGGCTGCTGGAGCTTTCGGTGGTTCACGATTCGGTGTTCGTGAAGCAGAAGAGGCTAGAAACTTAGCACAGGTAAAATCACAAAGAATTTTTGAAGATCTATCACGAAACTTTTTACAGGCACAACAGGCTCAAGCTAGAACCGCTCAACAGTTAGGAGCGATAGGCTCTCAAACTTTGAGAGGTGCGCAAGCACAAGCAGGTTTGGGGCAGCTCGGTCAACAATTAGGATCTAGAGATGTAGACAGGCTACTGGGCCTTGGACAACTGACACAACAGTTTGGTTTTGTCGATCCTACAACTCAAGCTTTTGTTCCTGGTCAAGCACAGATTGAAGCTGCTAGAGCAACAACTCTCGCTGAACAAAAAGAACCTTTTGAAAGAGTAGCTTTTGCATCTGATATTTTACGAGGTGTGCCTTCATCACAAATTACTTATACACAATCTCCATCTCCTTCAGCGCTACAACAAATTGCAGGATTAGGTATTGCAGGTCTTGGGGCAGTTGGATCTCTTGGGGGACTAGGAGGTATTAGTTCCTTGTTTGGAGGGATCTAATGGCTATTTTAGACAGACCACTTTTTAAAAAAAAACTAAGTAAAAATCAATTACGTCAATACGGCATACATGCATTTGCTAATGGTGGTTTTATTGAAGTAACTCCCGGACTATCTCAAGCGATGTTAGGAAGTCCCACCGCTTTATCAACTTTAGTTAGATCCCCTGAACAAATACTAGAGCAAGATTATGGTTCATTAGGTAAATTTATTGCTGGAGAAAAAGGTATAGAGGCTGCAAAGAGACAATCGACAGAAGAAATATTAGCAGTTGAAAATGCCTTAAAGCTAGAAGAAGAGAGAAAAAGAAAATTAAAAGCAGATGCTGAAGCTTTAAGAAGTGTTAGGGAAAAAGAAAAAGAACAAGAAGAGAAAAATGAAGAGGATGTTCCTAAACCAAAGGGCGACTTAACAGATCTTAAAACTGATGATGAAGAGGATCAGACACAAAAATTATTAAATTTAGAGGAACTTGTAAAAGAAAAATCTGCCATTTATAAAAATTTAATTGGAGATCCGAAAGAGATGCTTCGTCAACAAGGTTTTTTACAACTTGCACAGTTTGGTTTAAATCTTGCCTCTGCTAAAGGAGGCAACTTTGCAGAAAAAATTGCTAATTCAGCAAAGGATCCATTACAAACTTTTGCGGCCCTTGGACAACAAGCCATGAAAGATGAAAGAGCCATAGATTTACTAGCAATAGAATCTGCTGAAGCAGATATCGCAAGAGAGAAGAAGTTCCAACAAGAGCAAGTTCTTAAAGCTTTTGATAAAGATACTATTGATAAATATGCAGATATAATTAAAAAAGCAAATCCTGATGCAACTGAGCAAGAGATAAATCAAAAAACTTTAAATTTATTAGAAGGTAAGAGCGATAAATCAGACACTGAGATAAAAAATGATTTATTTGAAGAGCTAGTTTCTACAAGCGCAACACTAGCAACGCTAGATCCGAGAACACCAGAATACTTAAGCACTTACAATTCCATAAAAAATATTGTTTTTGGAGAGGACGACACAATGAAAGTGGGACAGCTGTTTCAGGATGAAAAAGGTGATACTTATAGATTCGATGGAAAAGAACTTGTTCTAGTTACACCAGAAAAAAAGGATTAATCTATGGTTAAAATACCAGAGGGATTTAAAAGGGTTTCCTCTCCTACTGTTGTCCCAGAGGGATTTCAATTAACAAACGAGAAGAAAGAAGAAGAAGATAAGCCCGGATTTTTTACATCTTTTTTTGCTGGTGTAGGATCTGGTGCAATTAAAATACCTGGAGGTATTGCATCTCTAGGAGCAGAATTATTAGATTTAGGATTAGATACAAATTACGCTGCAGAAGTAGAAACTTTTTTTGATGACATAAATCCTTTTGATGAAATAGCAGAAAAAACTCTTACCGGTAAAATAACAGAAGGTTTAGTTCAAATAGGTATACCCGGAACTGTGGGTTTTAAAATTGGTTCAAGATTAGCAAAAGGTGCGATAGATGCAAAGAAAGGCGGAAAGTACCTTAGTTTTGGTAAGGCTAAACAATTAGGTAAACCTAAAACAAAAGTTGAACAAAAATTAGATGCTCTTGAAGCAAAGCCTAGAAGCATGGCTCAAAGATTAGGGATAGCATCTGGAGCTATTGCAGGTGCAACTCTGGGTGAGTCTGTAGCTTTCGATCAAAACTTAGGAACAATAGGCGATGTAATAGGTGGCCCTACAGAATTAGACACAACAGAGGGACTAGAGGGTTCGGAAGAGGCTAGTAGAAGATTATCGAATAGATTTAAGTTTGCCATAGAAAGTGGATTGATAGGAGCGGGTATTGGTGGTGTGATAGCTGGTGTTAGAGGTGCAGCTAAAAAAAGTCCTCTTGCAAGAAACTTTGACAAAGATCCATTAAATAAATTACTAGGTAGAGTTGTTAATGCTGTAACACCTAGTGGTGCTTTTACAAGAGATATGTTTGAAAGAGTCCAAGCGGGAAAAGAAGCAGTTTCAGCAGCAGCGTTGAAAGCAACACAGTTTGTTGATGAGATTGAAAAATCTGCTGACACAATAGTCAAAAGTTCTAATAAAGTTTTAGCTGGTAAAACAAAAGATAAAATGGCTAGACTAAAAAAACTAATAGATAATAGAATTAAAAACTATGGAGATTTTATAGATGAGATAGATACCTCAGTGCCAGTTGAACCTGGAGTTACATACAGAACATCAAGATATAAATCAACGAAAGAGTCTTTAAAATCACAAAAAGAATTAGATGATTACCTGAATAAATTAGGAGCATCAAACAACGAAAAAAAAGAATTACTTGATGCGATTGGAGATGCTAGATATCAAATTGATTTGACCTCTGGTGAAGTTAGAAACATATCAGAGGCGGTTAGAAAAAATGCTCAAGCAATTTTAGATGATCCTAGAGCAATTAGAGACGAAAAAATAAAGGCTGAAAAAATACTAGCAGAGGCAGATAGAGTTGGAGAGGCGACTCGATCGCAACTGGGAACATACATCTCAAGAGAGTATGAGTTATTTAAAGATAATAAAAAACTATTTGGTCTTTTAGATGGAGATAAATTTAGACCTGCATCAGACGTTATAGAAAATGCAACTAAATACTTTGAAAAAATTATAAGAGTTAATCGTGCAAGTGAAGAAGTTAAAAATACAGCTAAGGCGATTATTGATGAAAGAATACCAGAAGAGTCTATTAAAAAATTAAATCCTGTTGAACAAAGGGCAGCTAGAATTAGAAAACAAGAACTAATAGATGAAGAAATATCTAGGATTATGATTGATAAAGATGGCAATAAAGATTTTTATAATGAGGCCACAGATTTAGTCACTGCTCTTCTTGCTACCTCTGGTAGAAATTTAGATGAGTTAAGCCCTTTAAATAGATTTAAAAGAGAATTAGGTCAGGCAGGACTTGAAATAGAAGATAATATTTTAAAAACTAGAACATTGAAAAGTCCTGAACTTCGTGCTTTGTTTGGAGAGATAGATGATCCTTTTTACAATATAGCTAATACGATAAGTAAACAGGCACAATTTGTATCTCAGTTTAAAGTTTTTGATGATTTATATAATAGCTCAGTCACCCCTAATGGACAAAGTGGTTTGTTTTTTAGAAACACTGAAGAGGCAACTGATTACATTACAAAACTTAAAGAAACTAGTCCAGAATTTGCAGATACAGCTTTTGATTTAGAAAAAGACTTGGTAAGAATAAATTCTGGTAGTCCTGTTGCAACTAAATTAGATGGGTTGTTGACTTTTAAACCAGTAGCTGACGTATTAAACAATGTTCCTCAAGCGATAGGTGATGGTGTATTTAATAATCTTTACAAATACATGGTGTTAGTTCCAAAAAGTTTTTCTCAACAATCAAAAACAATTTACTCTCCTTTCACTCACGTAAGAAACCTTTTGTCTGCAACTTTATTTACAACTATGAACGGAAATATATTTTTTCAAAACCCTGCAGAGACAGCTAGAAATTTTGTTTCTGCTTTTAAAGGCATAACAGGTAACAGTAAAGAAGCCTTAAAAAAACAATTACGATATCAAAGGTTGGGCATCTTGGGAACAAACCCAATAATAGGAGATCTAGATACATTGGCGAAAGAAACAGGGACCAGTATAGCCACCGGCAACTATAACGAAATGGTTGACAATTTATTTTTAAGAACCGCTGGTAAGATGGCTAAAAAAGCAAGAGATGCTTACATAGCAGAAGATAACTTTTGGAAGATATATAACTTTGAGTCAGAACTAAAAAGCATGACAAGAAACTTAAAAGACATTACTCCTGAAAATATTTTTGATCCTAAAAATATTAAACGATATGAAAAATTATTAGGTAGAAAGATAGGCACTTTAGACCCTCAAACAGGACTTAGAAATGTTGCTGATGATCCCATATTCAAACAAACTGTTGATTTAAGTCCTGATGGTAGATTCCTAGATTTTACAAAAGGTCAGGTCGTTACTGGCAACAAACTTAAAGAAACATTTATAGAAAACATGGCAGCCAGTATAACTAAAAACAACATACCTAATTACGAGTATGTTGGGGAGTTTATAAAAAAACTTAGAAGACTTCCTTTGGGAACATTTGTTGCTTTCCCTGCTGAGATTATCAGGACAGGATTTAACACCATACAAAGAGCAGCTAGAGAAATAGGAACAGAGGGTTTTAGACAAACAGGGCTTAGAAGATTAGCTGGAGTCATAAGCACAGCTAGTGTCGTGCCAGCAGGTTTAGTAAAATTTGGTCAAACATTATCAGGAGTAAGTGATGATGAACTACAAGCTCTTAGATCTTTTGTGCCATCATGGTCAGAGAATAGTTTGTTGATGCCAACAGAAAAAGGTAAAGATGGTAAAATAAAATATATAGATCTAAGTTATATTTTCCCCTACGACACATTAATTAGACCAGCGACAACTTTATTAAATGAAGTAGCTGCCGGTCAAAAAACTGGAGAGAGTATAAATAAATCATTGGTAGACGCAGGCATTAAATCATCCGCTGAACTTCTTAAACCTTTTATGTCTGAGGCCATAGCTTTTGAGGCCATAGCGGATGTATTTTTAAGAAACGGAAGATCCAGAGATGGAAGACAAGTTTTTAAACCTGGTGACACAGTGGGAGAACAACTACAAAAGGCAACGATGCATATAGTTGAAACTTTTATACCGGGTTCAGTCGGACAAATTAAAAGATTGTTCCAAGCATCAGGAGAAAAAACTGCAGATAAGTATGGTCAAGTTTATGATTTAGGAGATGAGGTTGGAGGCATATTTGGTTTTAGACAAATAGAGGCAGATCCAAAGAGGTCACTTCCATTTGCTGTTTCTGATTTTAAAAATCAAATTAAAAGTGCAAGATCTTCTTTTATAGGAGACGTGGCTAAGGGAGGACTTGTCTCTCCAGGAGAAATAATTCAACAATATATTGGAGCAGAAAGAGAAAGATTTGAAGCTTACAGACAAATGTATAAAGTTATTCAAGATGCAGAAAAATTGGGGATGTCCAGAGCAAATATACTTAAAGAGTTAAGACTAACTAAAAAAGAAAAAACTGCGTTATTAAACGGTAGATATATACCTTACAGAATAACAGATTCTGTCCGTCAAATTTTTGCTGAAAACTATGCAGAGCTAGAAGAAAAATTAGGTAAAAAACTAAGCAATCCTTTAAACACCGCAATACCTCAGATAAATAAAATTTATAGTAAGAATTTAAGTTTAGATTTAACAGAAGATCCTAAATTTGAAATTGAAATACCAGACATTTTATTTGAAAAAGAAGATTTTGTTGTCCCTGCCCTGCCGGGCGGTAATCAGCCAGTAACTCCTCTGGTAAAAATACCAGAGGGATTTAAACGTGTCAGTCAACCATCGACAAATGTCACAGTTGATGATAGGTTTAGACAAGCAACATTAGATCCGATTGAGAGTTTAATTAATGAAAGAGGACGAACATAATGAGTAATGGACCACCAGGATTAGCAGAGAGTAGAAGAGGAACACCAATAGGTCCTCCATCCAAAAGCAAGGATCAAATCGCTAGAGAATTAGATATTGCTCGTGGCCGTAGAGAATTTTTTTCTAATCGTCCCGATATCTCAGACGATAGGGCGTTCCGCCGAATGCAACAGGCAGACCAATTACAATCATTTAAAAATCAATTCACTAAGCCCGTGCAAGGCTCATCTAATCTTTTGCAAATGACAGCAGATGCTCCTCGTACTTTAGCGCAAGAAGAGATGAGACTCGCTAGAGAGTTTGGTCCCACATTTAAAGAAATAGGAAGCGATATTGCCTTTGGACTTGGAAGTATCGCAAAGGGTGTAGGGGACAGGATTCAGTCTGGAAGCTTTGGAATCCTTGGAATTGCAAAAGATTTGTATAATAGAGCAACCGGAGCTTTAAGATCAGGAGTGGATAAATTATCTAGTGTTGATTTAGAGATTCTAAAAAATAAAGATAAATATAATTTTGTATCTAACAAACCTAAATTACAAGGTATAGAACAATTAGAAGTTGACGCAAAATTAGCAGCAAACATAGAAAGAAACGCAGGTATAATTGCAGCCAACAGAAATTTATTTGGAGATTACTCCGAGTTTGGTGGCCCAGTGTCCACGGAAACAGCTGAAGTAGGAGAGTTAGATCCAATAATTGCACCCAAAGCAGAACCAACTGCACAAGAAATACAGACAATTAGAAGTCCTTTTATAACCACTAATGTTGAGGTAGGAGCAGGTCCCACCACTTTTGATAGGACAATAGGGATTGTAGAACGAGATCCACAAACTTTACAAGACACCGTTATAGAATCTTTTAGAAATCCTAGCCCTGGACTACAAACGGCTTTAGCGGGAGCTGATTTTGTAAAACAAGAAGATCAAAAAATATTAGATTTTTTAAGACAGACTAAAAGGTTGTATGAGGGCGGTATAGTTTCCTCAAGAAGATAATGAAACGAATACCTAGAAAACCTGGACAACCCAGAAAGTCTAAGTTACACTCTGATCTCTATACAGATGAGAATCCAAAAGGAACAATTAAAGGACTTGGTTTTAAAGATGAAGTATCAGCTAGAAAGAGCGTTGCTAAAATTCGTAGAAGCGGTAGAAGCCATGCTCATAAGACTCAAGCTGCTATTGCTATGGAGCAAAGAGCTAGGGTTGCTGGTAAAACAAAACCTGCAGGGATATATAGGAAGTTCATCGAAGCGCAAAAGAAAAAAACGAAAGAAAGACGAAGACGAACATAATAAACATTGGGGCATAGGAGGTTTTTAATGATAAAAATTACTGACGAACTGAAGGCACGGGTACAGGACCATGAAGGCCTAAGGACATCTGTTTACTTAGACACACTGGGCAAAAAAACTGTGGGCATAGGCCACCTCGTGCTACCACATGAAATGGAGAGATTTGCAGAGGGAGTGGAAATACCCATGGATGAAATCATGGAGATATTTGAAATGGATTTAAATAGAGCGGCAGCGGGAGCCGACATGTTAATACAAGAAAACGTTGGTCACGATTTACCTCAACACGTAGGTGAGGTAATTCTTGAGATGGTGTTTCAGCTGGGAACAACAGGCGTATCTAAGTTTAAAAAATTTTGGAAAGCTCTCAGAGTAAAAGACTGGAAGAAAGCATCGGAAGAAATGAAAGATTCCAGGTGGCATTCACAGACACCGAGGCGTTGTGAATCCCTAGCTGAAATTGTGGCAAACACTTAGAGTGTTCTTCTTACAAAGTTTGGTAATGTGCCTGTTTGTTTAAACTGGGCGTAGGCAGCTTGCCAGTCTTGTTTGTATTCAGTTTGTAACCAATGTCTGACAGCTTTGTCAGCGTCATGTTCTAAGGTAAAAAAATTACCTATCGCTTTAAATATTTTAGTCATAATGTTCTCCTATTTTTAGAAGAACATATATTTATTTTTTTTCTTTTGTTGTGTCTTTTACAGTCTTCTGATGTGACTCTAGTGCATCCCATACTTCAACAGCAGACCAGTGAGCCATGACACACTTTGATATGTCCTCATGTAAAGTTTTCAACCAACTAATATCCATCTTTGCTGGCTTTCCTCTATTCTCAACAATGTGATCTACTTCTGCGTGTGTGAAAGATACATATAGTTCACCACTTTGATATACTATTCTCATTTTATTTCTCCCCAGTTTGTTCCTATTTTTGCCTCGCATTTCACGGGCACGTGAAGTTCAACGGCAGACTCCATCGTATCTTTTATTTCTTTTACCTGGGTCTCATCGGCTACAGAAATATTTAGTTCGTCATGTATTTGTATCATCGGGACAATCCCGTGATTATTCCACAAATCAACCATGGCTTTCTTGGTTTGATCTGCCGCTGAACCTTGTATCAACCTATTCAATGCACGATAGGTTCCTGCTCTTTTCATTTCATTCCACGCCCATGTCTTTTTGGCGTTTTCATAATTCATCATTCTTTTGTCGTGGAAGTCTTTGTTCTCCCATAGATCAAATCTACATTTACGACCGAGCAGAGTATTTATATATCCGTTTTGTTCTGTGTATCTTGTAGCACGAACAATAATATTATTTAAAAAACTTACGTTATCGTTGTATTTCTTCTTCAAAGATTTAGCTTGATCCTGACTAATATCTAGAGAATCAGCTAATTTAGCTATGCCCATTCCGTACATAAGTCCTAATCCTATTGTTTTAGCTTCTTTCCGTGATATTTGAGCCATATTAGCTGTTACTTGGTGGAAGTCCTCTCCATCATGAAAGAACTTAATTAGGGTCTCAGCGCCCTCTAAATCGTGTTTTTTGGCATAATGTACGAGCA